CAGACCTTTCGCACAGAAAACCTGATGAAATTCTTGCTTGCTTGCCACTTGTGGGGGAAAGGGGGAGTTTTGATTGGAGATCAACAAAACGAGCGATGTTCGGCTAGTTGGGCGAGCTATCCGCGAAGGATGGCAGGTAGACAAAGAAGCGATCAAGAAAGCGTTGATGCAATGTTTGTCGGATCCTGATTTATGTGTCGATGCCGCAAAGGTATTGATTGCGGCTGATGCGATTGATTGCAAACGAGAAGAACTAGAGGACAAGCGACGTGCAGGAGACGAACAGCGACGGCTTCAACTTCTTGAACTCGCTCAGCGTGTCTCAGCTAGAGACCTTGCTAGGATTGCATCCGACAACGGCATCGTTGGTACACAAGCCGAAGATGACGGAAGCGGAAGCGGACAAAGCGAGGAAGGAAGCGAAGCGGGCTAAGTTACGCGACCTAGTCATCCCGCCTCCCGCTGATCCTTCGCGTCGTCTGCGGTGCGAGGCTGATTGCTCTTTATGGCTGTCAACATACTTCTCCGATAAGTTCTTTGAGGCGTGGACGGAGGATCGTCTAGCGATGGTTAAGTCGATCATCGATGCGGCTTGCTACGGAGGCGACCAAGCAATAGCAGGGCCTAGAGGCGAGGGAAAAACTACGCTTGCCATTCTTACCGCGTTGTTCCTGATGGTTCGCGGCTTGTCTCATTTCCCAGTTGTCATCGGTAAGAATGCTGACAAGGCAAAGAAGGAAGTCCGTGACGTCGTCGAGCAACTCCAACAGAACGAAGTCTTCATCGCAGACTATCCAGAGATCGGCATTCCGTTTCAAGCGGTTGGAGCGTGGTCAAGTCGTGGAAGGATGCAGACCGTTGGCGGACGATCAACCAACATCGTCATCGGCCCTGAGTTCTTTGTTTTCCCGTCAATCGATCTGGATCAGTTATCAGGATGGCCGAAGGAGATCAAGCCCGCATCGAATGGGCAGGTGCTTTACTCGTTGGGTATCGACGGAGCGATTCGCGGGACGAAGTACCGAAGCCAACGTCCTACCCTTGCGATCATCGACGACATCGAGGATAGAGACGCGGCAGCGAGTGAAGCACAGGTAACAAAGAATACCGACATCATCGAGCAGGATATCGCCGGGCTAGGTCAGTCATCGGAGCGGATCCCCCGCGTTATGTTATGCACAATCCAAAACAGAAAGTGCATCGCGTACACGTACACCGACCCGAAGCGGAAACCATCTTGGCGAGGTAAGCGGTATCGAAAGTTAGTCAAAGCCCCTGACCGCATGGACTTGATCGAGAAGTACATCGACCTAAGACGCGGACGCAAGAACGAAGATCCCGATGCCCGCGAAGCCTTTGCGTTTTGGCGTGACAATCGAGAAGAGATTGAACGCGGCTCAGTCGTCTCGAATCAATGCTCATTCAGTCGTAAGACGCACGCTGACGGCGAGCCGATGGAACTGTCGGCGGTGCAAAGCTATTACAATCGCGTAGCAGACGTTGGAGCCAAAGCGGTATCTACAGAGATCGATAACGACCCACCAGAGGAAGCCGGGCCAATGGGGCTAGGCATTACTCCAGCCCTCGTCGAATCGCGTCTGTCTGGATTTGCACGAAGACAACTACCGGCTAACACGGTTGCACTTACGGCGGCGATTGACTTAGGCAAGTACAACTGCCATTGGGTTGTAGCGGCGTGGTGGCACGGAGCCGGCGGTGTTATCGTGGATTATGGTATTGCTCAGGTCTACGGAACGGACAAGAGCATGGATCACGAAGCATCCGAGCCTATGATTTACGACGCGTTGCTAAACTGGCGTGACGAATTGCTAAGTCGTGAATTCGTTGATGCAACAGGTACTCGACGGGCGGTCGACTTCTGCTTCGTCGATTCGGGTGCTTTCACGAATGCACCGTATAAGTTTGTCCGCGAAGTCGGCGGTATCTTTCACGCTTCAAAGGGACAGTTCCCGTACCATCGAAAGACGAAGTCTACGACGACTTGCATCGCGGGTGACAACTTGCACGCATCGAAGCTACCCAACGGCGGGTTATGGCTCTACGAGCTTGACACCTCGTATTGGAAGCAGTTCGTCCATGAGCGATTTATGACGCCGACATTCGACGAGTCCAACATGATTAGGCGTGGATCACTCTCACTATTCTCCCTCGACGAAAACCAAAGGCATAGCCAATACGCTCAGCATATCGCAGCGGAAGAGCTTGTAACGAAGTTTACCGAGGGCAAGGGGGCTAAGACTTACTGGAGCGTCAAGGACACGAACAACCATTGGCTAGACGCGACCTACATGGCAGCAGCAGCAGGCGAGGCGTGCGGTGTTAAACTAATAGCACCGTCAGAGATTGAGGTCCAGCCGAAGACGGTAAGCGGCGAGCCGAAGCAATCACAACCCAAGCCACAGCCGAAGCGATACCAGCATGGTAATCTAAAGACTCGGCAAGGCGGATGGATACCTAAGCGAAGGAGTTAAGATGGCAAAGAGCAAGAAGCAGATTCCAGCGGTTGAGCAATTGAGCGACGATCACCAAGCGGAAGCGGCTCAGGTTGTTGAGGATGCACCAAGACCAAGAGAGTTCACGCCAAGAGATTGCACGCTTTGCATTACGTCGCGTCCACCTCGACAGCAATTCAGTCGAGTCTATGCCAAGCGTGGAAAGATTCGATATTGCAAGTGCGGTTATTGCGGGAATACATGGTCGCAAGAAGGCGATTGATTTTCCGTCTCTTTACAATTGCAATTGTATTGCGATCTAGCAAGTAGCGATAGTCTTGCCATGCTAGGGACATGGCAACAGCAGCGAGTCTACTTGCACTCATTGACGCAGCAATCGAAGCCCTGCTTACAGGCGGGGCGTCTTCGTATTCGATTGGGTCACGCACGGTTACAAAGCTTGACCTAGGTACTCTACTCCAAGAGCGTCGGCAACTACAGCAGCAAGTTAACCGAGAGACTTCGAGCGGCGGTATCAGTCTTGCGAAAATGTCGAGGTCGCGTAGATGATTACTCGCATCATTGATAAAGCGATTGAGGCAGTAAGCCCGCTTCGAGCATTGCGACGAATGCAAGCCCGCAAGGTATTGCGATCCTATCTAGGGGCGGAGCCTTCGAGAGTATCGAGCGGACGCACGCCGAAGAATCAACCAGCGGACACCGAGCTACTCGGCCCGTTTGGAGCGGATCGGCTTCGAGCGTGGTCGCGGGAACTTGTGCGCAACAATGCCTACGCATGGGGCGTAGTAGATACCATCGTCTCGTCCGTAGTCGGATGCGGCATTAAGGCACAATCTGTCTTCGAGACTCCTGCAGGCGATGATATCGAAGAGATTAACGACCGACGCGATAGCGTGTGGTCGGAATGGTGCGAAGTCTGCGACATTAACGGGCAATACACCTTAGAGGAAATCCAATCCATCGCACAACGCGAAGTTGTTGAGGCTGGCGAAGTCCTCATCCGAAAGATTCGCACACCTGGAAGCGTGTATCGCGGCATCTATCGACCAGTGCCATTGGCGTTGGAGATCATCGAAGCAGACCGGCTAGCGGGTGACAAAGACAACTATGCATCAAGACTGACGGCCAACGGCGAAAACCGGATCATTCGCGGCGTCGAGGTTGACGACACGGGCAGGCCGGTTGCTTACTGGATCTATCCAGATCACCCATTGCAACCCTACTCCTACACAAGAGAGCCTGAGCGTGTACCAGCGTCGGAAATCATGCACCTGTTCCGGCGTGAGCGAGTGGGTCAGACACGGGGCGTATCGTGGTTTGCTCCAGTCGTCGCGGCTATTCGTGACTTGGGTACATACCTCGATAACGAACTACAAGCATCGGCGGTTGCGTCGTGCTTTACCGTTGCCATTAAGACCGAAACTCCCTTAGGCGATCTTGCAGACCCAGACGGCGGAAGCCCGGTCGATTCAGCGGGTAACAGGCAGAGTTACGTCGAGCCTGGAATGATATTGCAACTCAACCCAGGCGAAAGCGTCGAGGGTATTAACCCAGGCCGACCGGCAACCGGTGCGGAGCCTTGGATTGCTCTAATCCTCCGTCAGATTGCGGTCGGTACGGGCTTGTCTTACGAGACGGTTGCCCGTGACTACTCGCAAACTTCATACAGTTCGAGCCGAACGAGTCAACTCGAAGACCGAAGGCGGTTTCGATGCTGGCAGCAATACCTTATTCGGCATCTCCTTCAACCTACCTGGGATGCCTTCTTCGATGCGGCTTCAATCAGCGGCGTTCGAGGCTTCCCAACTCCGAGCGATGTTCTTGCCGACCGTCGCAAGGTAAGCCCGGTTGAGTGGCAAACTCCCGAATGGGAATGGGTCGATCCTCAGAGCGAACAGGCGGCAGCCAAGGATGCCATTGATTCCTTTATGAGCGACTACCAAACGGAACTTGGCAGTCGTGGTCGATCATGGCGAGCGGTGTTCTATCAACGCAAAAAAGAGCAAGACTTGAAGAAGAAACTGGGATTGCTTACGCCACAAGAACAGCAACTGGCAATCAGTGCGGCTCAATCGGCACCGGCTCAAGTATCGCAACCAGAGCAATCAGCAACCGGAAGCGGCGAGATGATGGGATTGTCAACGCTTCAGTTCAATCGAAATCGCAAGGCGATCTTGAAGACGCTTGACGACCTAGCGTCCAAGTCGATTAGCGAAGCGGCAGCGAGAGTATTTCTGTCGTCAATTGGGATGAGCCAAGCGAACGTCGACGCACTCATTACGGATGCGTCAGATGGAGCTATCGATACTCAAGTCGCAGAGGAAGTGCAATGAGCCTAGCCAAGCGAAACAAAGAGCGAAGAAAGAGAATCGAGCGTATCACAGCAATCCCAAAGATTCAGCGAGCATTCGCAGCACCTAAAGACGGTCGAGCAGTGATTGCAACCGAGACTCCGATTGAAATCTACGACGAACAACGCGGTCGCATGGTTCGCCAAGTATTGCTAATGGACGGCGTTCAGTTTCGCAACTCAAAGAATCAGTTGCCCATTGTCGACTCACACAACGATAGAACTGTCCGCAATGTCTTCGGCTCGATTCGCAATATCGAGATCCAAGACGGCGAACTAGTTGGCGATCCTTCATTTGCATCGGATCCAGAGAGCCAGGTCGTAGCAACTCGATACCAAGAGGGGCATCTGAATGACTTCAGTATCGATGCGGTAATCCTCAATCGCATCTACATCCCTGAGGGGCAAGCATACACAACGAAACGTGGCGTTGTAGTTGAAGGGCCGGCGGAGATTGTTACCGCTTGGGAGCCTCACAACGCGTCGATCTGTGCAACGGGTGCAGATCCTAATTCCACGGTCAGACGGTCTTACGACCAAGCAGAAAGGCAGGAAGGCATGGATGAGCAATTGATGGCTCAACTCTCGTCTCTTGGTCTACCCGAAGGTATGACCGATCCGAACGAGATCATCAAGTGGATGGCCGATCACATGGCAAAACCAGAACTCGAAGTCGAGTTGATGAAAGGCATGGACAAGCCAACCGAAGAAGCGGCAAGGGCGGAAGGCGAAATGCCTAAAGAGCCTGAGGTTGCTCGAGCGGAATACAAAGTCGAGAGCGAAGTTGCTCGACAACTGAAAGCAATCGACGAGCGAAAGAAATCGATTTACGCAGCGGCCAAACTAGCGAAGGTTGAGCGTACCTTTGCTGACGAGTTGGTTGACTCCGGTTGTTCACTGGAAGACGCTCAGCAAAG